GATTCCAAAACCAAAGACGCAAAAGAGTCCCTAGACTACAAAGGATTTAAAATCACTCTTGAGCAATCGAGTGATGGTCAGGAATGGCGGTACACTGTATATAAAGGCACAGGCAAGATCATTGGTGGCACTGACTTTGACAGACAGTCTGCAAAAGTATCAGCAGAGGACGAGGTGGAAGCTTATCTGAAAAACCATCCACAGGATTCCAAAACCAAGGATGTTGTTTTGGTAAATGGTTATGAAATTAGACCAAGCCCTGAATCACGAACTTGGGTAGTTATGAAGGATGGGGATGTGATTAAAAGATTCAATGATTATGAATCGGCTTATCGTTTTGCGAAGGGTGATTCCAAAGACGCTTATGAAGCAACCAAGCCCAAGAATATTGCGGCGGCAAAGAACTTGTCAAAGGCACAGGGACAGGCGGCATCGGATGGTGGTCCTGGGAGTGGTCAAAAAGGTCATAAGTCGGCACATATTCCCGATCCTTCTACTCATAAGGAAAGAAGGAAAGAAAGAGCTAATCTGCAAAAGTACATTGAAAACGCAAGGCGAAGTGGTAATATTAAAGAGGCACAAAAACATTCCCAGAGACTGGCGCATATCAATTCATTGTCGTTGAATAGTTAGGGGCATAACATGGAAACAAAACGATTCTACACCACAGAGCAATTTTCGGAGACAGATTATGTCAGATAATGTAAGAAATAATTTTTATGTGACAGAAAGATTGTCGGAGCATATGTATGAGACTCCAGAAGGTTTCCTTGTGTGCATGGATGTTCCTGTTGCTAGAACAGGGGAATATGTATACAAATCTAGTGAAGTTCCTATTGAAGGCGGTAAAGATGGTCTTGTTAAGATCATTAGAGATGAAGATGAAGTATTTTCCGAAGAAGCTATTCAATCTTTTAATGGAAAGCCAGTAACCATTAACCATCCAAATGATTTTGTTACCCCAGAGAATTGGAAAAATTTGGCCCATGGGACAATTCAGAATACAAGAAGAGGGGAAGGAGAGCAATCGGATTTATTGGTTGCTGATTTGGTTATTACAACAGAAGACGCAATTAAATTAATAAAGGCAGGATTGAGAGAAGTGAGTCTGGGTTACGATGCACAATACGACCAAATCGAACCGGGGCTTGGAAAACAAAAAGAAATCGCAGGCAATCATCTTGCCTTGGTCGTTAAAGGGAGGGCAGGAAACAGGTGCGCAATTATGGATAAAGCGTGTGAATGTTGTGCGAGTTGTACATGTGGAAAAAATATTCTAGAGAAGGAGGGTGAACCCAAAATGACTAAAACAAAAGCAGGAGTAAAAGATGTATTGAGGAAAATCTTCCCCAAGTTGAATCTTGATCATGTAAAGGATGAAGATTTGGAGATTGGTGAAGGTACATCAGCGGGAAGTGAAGTGGAAGTTGCTCAGCAGGCAGCAGCAGAAGCGAAGGAAGCAGCGGTGCAGGCGGTTGAGGCTGCAAAGCAGGCGTCCGAAGCTGCGCAAAATGTTGTGGCAGGAAACGGTAATGGCAATGAGGAAGCAACGATAGAACCGGAACCTGAAGCAGAAAACATTGATCAAGAAGAGGGTGCTGGTGAAGCAGTTTCTTTGGAAACAGTCAATTCCAAAATTGATGCCCTCGCTTCTTTGGTTCAGGAATTGATCGACATCATTGCTGGTGGAGATGAAGAGGAAGGTGCCGAAGGTGCCGGTGCTGAAGAGAGTATGGAAGAGGGTACCGAGGGAGCTGAAGGCAACGAAGAATTGGAAAGCAAAGATCAGGACAACGAGGAGTTTGCTGAAGGTGAAAAAGAAACAGAAGATGAAGGTGAAGACGAAAACATCGCTGAAGAAATGTCAGAGGAAAAAAGTGGTCTCGAAACCAAAGACTCACTCTGGACTAACACCATCAGCAGAGCTGATCTTATTGCACCGGGAATCGTTGCTTCAAAACCCAAAGCAGCAAACCTGAAGAAAGTGGTATCTGCTGTGAAGCGGAGAGCGTTGAGTGAAGGCATGACCAAAGACCATGCGTCTATTATCAAACCTCTTCTCCGTGGCCGCAAGATTACTCAGTTGACTGAAGATGCTCTGGATACAGTTTTTGTTGCTGCTTCCGAAATGATCCGGAGAATCAACAATGGCAAGCTCCAGAAGAAATCTATGCAGATGAAAGACCTCAGCAGCCACAGTGAGCTTGCGGAGATGAATCGGCGCAACAAGGAATTCTGGAAAAAGTAAAGCGAGGAAGTAAACCGAAGCATGGTTTATAAATAGTAAACATTAAAAATTTAGGAGGAAATAAACATGAGTAATGCATATTTGACAAGAATGCCCTGCGGTGTTGCAGGAGATATTAGCCGGAAAGAGTTGTCCAAAGTGGAACCCCGCTTCATGGATTCTACTACTCCGGTATTGGTTTACGGTGTTCCGGTGAAACTGGTCACTGAAAAAGTGGCTCCGTTCACGACTGGTGATAGTTCGGTTGTTCCTTACGGATTTGCAGTTCGTCCGTACCCGTTTCAGGCCGCAACAAGTGAAGCGTTGGCAGCAGGCACGCCGAATCCGGTTCAGCCGATTGACGTTATGAGAAGTGGTTACATGACTGTAAAGAACAATGCCGGAACTCCTGCACTCGGTGGTGCTGTGTATGTCCGTGTTGTTGATTCCGGTCTGTCCACTCAGCCGTTGGGTGGCATCGAAGCAGCGGCGGATGGTAGTGATTGCGTTGCCATTACAGGTGCGATTTTCATGGGTTCTGCTGATGCAGATGGTAATGTGGAAATTTCCTACAACATCTAGTTGTAAAGGATAAAGTGTTAAAACATAATAAATAAATTTAATTTTAATTGGAGGAACTGGAAATATGATTACTTACGATGAAATGACAATAGACAGTACCGGCGCATTTTTGATTGGTGAGCTGGAAAGACTGGATCAGAAACTGCACGAGCCGTTGGTTGCTGTAACGTGGACACGGGACATTGATCTTCGTGAAGATATTACGATTGCTGATGAAGCGTCCAGCTTTACCAATTCAGCGTTTGCCGCAGCAGGGTCAATGAATTCTTCTGGCAAGAATTTTGTTGGCAAAAATTCAAATGCGATTGCAGGCATTGCTTTGGATATCGGCAAGACTTCTCAGCCTTTGTATCTTTGGGCAATGGAAATCGGCTACACGATTCCTGAACTGCTTTCCGCACAGCAGTTGGGTCGTCCGGTCGATGAACAGAAGTTCAAGGGTATGCAGTTGAAACATCAGATGGACATTGACGAAATGGTTTACATTGGTGACACCGTTGTTGGTAAAGAAGGATTGCTCAATTCTTCTCTGGTCACCGCCGGATTCGTTGATCCAGGTGTTTCCACCACGACCCAGTGGACCACCAAGACGGCTGATGAAATTCTTGAAGATGTTAATACCCTGATTCAGGAATGTTGGCAGTCTGCTGGTTATGCGATTTGCCCGAGCAAGCTTTTGCTTCCTCCTGCCCAGTTCGCATACATCACCAGCCAGAAAGTATCCACTGCCGGTAACGTTTCCATCCTGACCTTCTTGGAAGACAATTCAATTTCCCTGAAGATCAATGGAAAGAAACTCGACATTCAGCCCTGCAAATGGCTGACTGGCCGTGGTGTTGCCGCTGGTTCTCCTTCAACTGCAACTGACCGCATGGTTTGTTACACGCAGGATGTTGACAGAGTTCGTTATCCGATGGTTCCTCTTCAGAGGACTCCGTTGGAATACCGCAGTCTGTATCAGTTGACCACTTATTTCGGTCGTTTGGGTTGTGTGGAGTTCGTCTATCCCGAAACAATCCGATACGCAGATGGTATATGATTTCAACTACTTACGAGGTTTATGATGATAATTTATAAGATTGAAAACAATATTAACGGTAAAGTTTACATTGGTCTTACTACAAAAGACCTGAGTAAAAGAATTGCCGGACATATTGCAGAAAACAAATCTTATATTCAGAAAGCCTTGAATAAGTATGGTTTGCAATCGTTTGCCGTGTCCGTCATTGATAGTGCTGAGTCCAGAGAAATTCTCTGTGAAAAGGAACGATACTGGATTCAGCACTACAATTGTAAAGCACCTAATGGATACAATCTTACTGATGGTGGTGATGGTTTGATAAATCCTTCAAAGGTTGTAAGGAAGAAAATTTCTAGAACCTTAAAGAAGAAACATATTGTCACCAAAGGATTTACTGGAAGAAAACATACCGAAGATTCAAAA